GTCACTAGAATCTTTTTAAAATTCTTGGACCTGGGGGGAGTCAAGGAACGTACTGCTCAAACCACTTCGCAATATAGCCCTGCCATTCTGTCACCCGATACCGCCTAACCTCATCCATCTCAAGCCTAGCCAAACATTCCTCACGACTCACATCACGGAATATCAACTCAGCCCCCAGGTCGCTGACTAACTTCTCTCGCTTATACTTGTCAGCATAACCGCCAATCACATAGGCATTACCCCACTTGCCGTAACGTGTCTTGATGTTATCAATCAGTAAGCTATGTACTGCTCTGACGTTACTCAGCAGGATATCAGGCTTATCATAGTCTGGCAGCATCGACAATGCAGCATATAGCCTATCCATATCGATAGTAATATCACCGCGCTGCATACGCTCCTGCACATACTGCTTCTTGCCACTCATCGGAGGACCATAGACGATATAAACGATCCTGCCCTTCTTCTGATACCCAAAGCGCTTATGTATTACGTTATGACAGTCAAAGCATACCAGGTCAACATTCTCCGGGTTAAGACTAATGTTGTGGTCGTTGACGTTCTCAGGTGTTAGCTCAATCTTATGGTGTCCGATAATATCAACCGAACGTGGGATTATTTTTCCACACCTCTGACATTTATTACCCCGCTCAGCAATCAGCATCAGTCGAAAACTAATCCAAGGGTCTGACGATAGAAAAGCTTTTATAGCCGCATGTCGTGACACTTAAAACACCTTCATTTCGTCCATCTTCTTGCTGTGCTCAAACCTTTCACGTTCAAGCTGTAGTTTCTTTTCGTCATGTGCTTTCTTGTGCCTATGCTCTGGATTAAACTCGAAGAAGTCTGATAGCCAACTAAGCGCTTTCTGCCTATCCTCAAGTTTAATTGACGCTCCCTGTTTGCCGTTCCTAATCTCCGCAATCAACCCGCCGTCTACCTGCTCACTTGATTTAAGTGTGAGAGTATTTTTTGTTTCCGTTAATGTGTTGCCATGCTTATCTTTAGCTATTCCGGACTCTGTTATGATTGGGAATTCTTTTGTTCCAAAATCAACAAAGTCAGTTATGTCTGAAAAAGCAATCCTCATGTAGCGCTCTACTATATCGTCTACGTTTAGCATGATGGAAAACTTTTTAATCTCTTTTAGATAGTCTATGTATTTTCTTACGTTGGGTTTGGTTAAGTTTTCACACCCGATTGCCTTGGCAGAAACAGGAGAATAGCCAGCCTTAATAGCAGCCTGAGTTGCATTAAAGTTATTTACGTAAATCTCCGCAAACAGCTTTTGTTTTTCTGTTAGTTCCTCAGTTAACTCCGTGTCTTCAGTAGCTTGGTTCGGTTCTGGTTCGGTTCGTTTCTTAGGTTCGGTTCGCTCCTGGTTCGGTTCGCTTCTTGACCTCTGCTCACTTCTCCAGCGCTTTATGGTTCCCTCTGGTACCCCTGACTTTTTAGCCGCTTCCCTGATGGTAGATGCCTCGGCCAGTGCCAGTATTTTCTGTTTTTGTTTTTCTGTCCACTTAGCCAAAGTCACCACCTTCTCCCTGATAATCGGACATAAGAAAAGCGCCCCCACAAGAGGCGCTAAAATAACAAAAACCTCCCACAATTGGACAGTTCTCTTGAACACAAAAATTCATGGTACAATTCTAACACATCTAAATTGACATGTCACTGACACCTTTTTGACAAGGCTTTGCTAAACTCTAAAACCCTTATAAATCAAGCTTTAAACCGTCAACTCCGAACAGAAGAATACTCAATTCGGCAACCATTTCATTCTTCCAACGATATATGGATCTCTCGTTGTATTGCAACTCTTCAGCCACTACTTTAACCAATTCCCCGAACTGTATATCCCTCCGGGCCTTGTCCAAGTAAAGGAAATGTATAACCTCATACTTTTCCGACTGCCCTTTACTGGCTTGTCTGAACCTCAGTATCTCCAAACATGTATCTATCTGATTAATCATTATCATTGTCCTTACCCGCGACCGCTTAATCGCCTTAATGATAACCTCGTCTATATCAAGGTCGTCAAGGGCCATTATGTCAGAGGCTTTATCCTTAGCATTCTCATAATGTTCCATGAGGCTTAGGTAATTCCTCAGAAGTAGCTCAGTATTGTGATAGCGGTTCTTTTTAACATACTGACGCTCTTCGTCTTTCTGCAGCTTCAAAGCTTCCACTGCTGCAGACTTGGCTATATCGTAAGTATTTGCCGTATTTTTCTTGCCCACAGACTCACCTCCTGGAGTTTTTTAAACTGCATAATTACTGTGCAGCTGCATTACGGTGTTTCCAGTATCCTGTCAGCCTGTCTATTAAAACCTCATGTGGCTTAAAATTAACCTTAAATATTGGATTTAGAAATGATTCATCCATAGATTTTTCCTGCTTAGCCGTGATGTACCTTGCTTTCCTCGGCAGTGCTGTAGCTTGTCCCTTAGCTTTGAATGAACTTTCCCCGGTGAACACAGGAGCTTGCGATTTATTATTCTTAGAAAGTTTTATGCTCATCAGCTTAGCTAATTCGCTTAATGTCTTTGGGTTTAAATGCACCTGCCTTGCTATCGCCGTGGCAGTGCATAATAAAGCATTCTGCTTGATATAGTTAATTTCATCTTCGGTCATATATCTAACTCCGGACATAAAATCACCCCTTATTTCACAGGAAACGTAAATAGATTAGTCTGTTTAATACTGTCCCAATCAACCTCCGCATCTAACAAATCAGGCAGTTTACGTTTAGTAACCGACCAGTCAACGCCCAGCTTATGGTACATGTTAGCCCATTCTTCGATGTCGTGGTGGTTTAAGTCACCGTCACCACCGATGTGTCTGAGCTCGTGATAAATAAGTAGGATAATCTGCTCTTGACTCATATGTCCTGTATTACGTTTGAAAAACTCCATATAATACATGAACCTTTTGCCAATTAGTTGGTATATGATTTCATGCCACTTGTCTGGCATTTTACTTATCTGAGCGTTCTTAATTTTATTACCGGTAACTCCTTTGGCCTCAGTAAGGTCTAAAAATAAGATACTGTCTACTGGTATATGCTTTAGCTCAGGGAATTTAACACAAAGTGCTTTGGCTATTGGTTGATAGGCTTCGTTAATAACGAATTTACCGCGATAGTTTTCCACTTTGAGTAAGTTAGCATCCAATACAGTTACCTCCCACCATCGGTAGCATTTTAAGCCACCTGGTAACCTGTTGTCCGTGCGGTATTAGCCATTTAGCTTTAAGCTCCTCATAATCGGCCAGGGATTCAAAACAGTCTGGTCTTATCTCGGGCCTGAGTACCCAACTGGTGTTACCTCGTACCAGCCGCATACCATGACACCTTAGGGCAAACAATAACTGACCAATCTGCTGGTCGGATGCTGCCAGATTCATAAGCTGTTCCCATATAAAGCTATCCTCAGGCAGATCCGGCCTTGGGTCTACTATCGGCAACTTGTCCAGTTCGGGAGTGTCTACGAATTCCAGACCGAAGGCTTTTTTGGCTCTGTGTATACGTCTGACAGAATCAGGAGTAGTTAGGTATGGTTTATTACTAAACAGGACTTTGAGCTCGTGTAACGTGTATGTGACTGCTCCTACTGGTGCCCTCTTAGCAGCTTCATTGTCCAGTGCAAAATATATTGTTTCGTTCAGTAGATGGCTTTTTAATTCCATCAGACCACCACGCCTTATGAGTAACTGCTCTAAGGGCAGGTTATAGTCTGTGAAGTTAGGTTCTGCCATTGGTTCCATCTGCTCATCCTCCTTGTAGCAATGTAGTCTACAAAACTGCTTGAAGTCTTCCGGAGGAAAAGGGTAACTGCGTAAGCATCTTTCACACGTACCGTTATCGACAAGTACTTTCTCTTTGTCACGGTAACTGCTAATTATTACCCTGCCTCCACAGCCACATTTATCTTTAAGGTAAAGCATGGCCGACGCCTGCCTTGAGCGAACACCTCGTACAATAGGCTTTTACGCGCTCATTATCCTTAAGTATCCTTTTACCTGTTGGCACTAAATAACAATCGTCACCACATACCGGACATTGGGTTAATTCCCATCCTTCTTTGGGTTCTGGTATATTTTCAGCCCTCGGCATACACATATATAAATTGCCTTTATCTGACATGGATATTTTATGCATTATTTTAGACATTAGATAGCCTCCTTTTTACGGTGACACTAGCTGTGTCACAATTTTAAAACACTACAGGCATTGATTTTACTGGTACTCAGAGTATTTTTGACACTGTGACACTAATTTCAAAAGGGTATGAGTATATTTTTATACCCCCTTACACCTTACCCCCTTAAGGGTATAGGGGTAAAATACATATAGCATATATAGATATTAGTGTCACAGTGTCACATTACATATATAAACCCTTACACCATGCGGCCTCAGCCCTGTGACACTACTGTGACACTACTGTGACACTGTTGCACTAATTATTTTCCTGACCTGAGTTATTAATATTTAGGTTCGTAATAAAACGAACCAGTTCTTTCGTATCGTTTACGTCTACAGTATTGACTTTCATAAGTAACTGGCTTATTGCTCCAGAAGCTATATTTGTTAGCTAAGCAGCGTTTTTGTAAATCGTCTCGCATCATACAACCACCACTTGCGAATCGCTTATTAAGTATCACAACTCCTCATTAATCTGCCGTTATCGTAATCTAAAACAATTCTTTCGCATCCTGGCAGTATACTTGAGCAACATATTAAAAAAGACATCTGTATTACTCCACCTCACTCTAGAAACTTTTCACCATAATAACCTGCGGCCTTATACCGCCTTCCATCGTTTTGCCCATCGTGTCATAGCGCATCTTGCCGCCGCGGTAAAACGTTTCAATTTTCCCAAGGTTGGCCCACTCCCGAATTATCTTCCTGGAGGCTGAAAAGTTATCAGTCAGAAATTTATCTACCACGCTGCGGATAATATAGATATCTATCTTTTTAGGATTCTGTTTTTCCTGCAAATAGTACCCATACTTTGGCCCCTGACTGGTCAACGAAAACCTGTCCTGATTTTCAGCCAACCAGTCGACGAATATGTTCCATGCCCTGCCTGCTTCGCTTGCATCAGAGCGGGTAATTAACCCGGCAAGTATCTGCCCTGCCGTAGCTATAGCCCCAGCCCGTGCTATGTCCCACGATTCCCCAAAAACCCAAGCACTGGATAAATAATCTGCCGTGGCTATGCAGGCAACAGCGTCTATATGTGAATCGATACGGTCAGGGTAACCAGCGCGAAACATGGCCTGAAATTCACGGTAAGTTGACAAAATATTTCCATAATCTGCTTGTAATAACTGTGTAAGAAATTCAGGACCTGCAAAACCGTGTGAGCGAGGCAGGAGATAATACAGTTGCCGGGCAAAATCCCTGTCATGCTGCAGTGGACCGTCTGAAATCTCCAGCACTCTGGTCATAACTCCGTCGAAACTGCCGGCCGCTGATAAGGTTCCTTCCCCGGTTGACATTACGATAGTTCTCCAGGTAGCCGTGCCTTGCAGTCCTGTCTTAGTTCCCCTACCGCGACCTTTACCTTCACCCATGATGTAAAGCAATGGAGAGATGTCGTTGCGTTTATTTTGACTGAGTACCTCCCGCTCATTGATAGCAAGCGGTAAGTCGGAATATAACGCCGCTCTGCGCTCCATAGCCGTGCTGGTTGCATCGAAAGTTCCAATCAGCTTGTCCGGGTTTCCCCATACTGACATTGCCGCCCACAAGGTAGCCGTCTTCCCGTCCTGGCTGTTGCCCCAGTTATGTATAACAAAATTTCTCTGCCCTAGAATGCGAAGCAACGGAGCCGCAAAGCTGGCCGCTAATATAAATCTAGCCTTGGGTGACTGCCTTAGGTACTGCATACTAGCAATCCATTCTTCGCGTTTACCTGAGGTAGTAAAACCAGATACTGTTGACTGACTGCCATCATCGTCTATATCAATCCTGTATTTTTGCTGGAGGTTAGGCAGGATGAACTCACGTTCCCCGCGCCAACCCATTTTTGATACAGAGTAGGTGACAGGAATTTTGTCCTGGTTCGCATCGGCTAAAGCGTCCAGCCATTTGACCACATATTTTGTTGATTCTGATGATATCGGTACCCCGAAATCTGCCAACTGCATAATCCTCCTGGAGTCGAAAACGGTTGACCTTGGCAGTAAAATTCTGCGCCATTTCTTTAGATACTTGAAGCAAAGCTCTATTTTCTCCGTCTCACCATCCACATTAAACACGCGTTCTGTGATAACCAGTGGACATCCAACGGCTTTATATAGCACAGGGTCGCCGTTGCTGTTTGTTTTTTTAAGAGACACGCCCCACCTCTCAAAAGAGAAATTTGCAGGTAAGACAAGGTCAATCGGCACGTCTGAAACTGTGTCCTTTAATCTCCTGTCTCCTACTTTCTCTCCTTCCTGCACTACTCTGAGGTGACTTTCCTTGGCCTGTTTTTTGTGTTGATTGACGGCCTTTGTAAGATTGTTTAGGTTAACTTTTCCCTTACATATGCCTTTAAATTTTACAAATTCTGCAGGGTCTTCTTTCTCTAGGACTGCCAACGCTCCAAGAACGGTATCTGTGAAAACAATCTCCTCTGTAGGTGTCGGGATAGCCCTGACAGTGGCCCTGGCCTGCGCTGTGATAGATAAACTCCAACCACAAGGCGATTTTACTAGACAGCCGTTCTGAGGGCATCCTTGAAATCCAATCACTCCGCGTATATATTCGCACGTCTGCGGATTCATTTTTTCGAGTGCTTCGTTTATTTTTGCGTCTGTAAATTTGTAGTTATACCGGTCTTTATCCAGGGAGAATAAGGAGTGTGCAGCCTCTACTCCGTCCGACGCTCTGACTATGTTTGTTGCTGCAGCAAGTTTTTCAGAGTAACTCAGCTTTGATGTGTTTAGCTGGCAGTGCTGCATGAACCGGCAATTACGAAGCATCAGGTCAGCTTGTCCATCAGTCGGCCTGCGCTCGAAACTGGTTTTACGCTGTTGTGTGCTGGCAGTTGTTTTCGGTACCTCGGGTAGCAGGTTTTCAATATCCTCTGGATTATACCGAACATCTGCTTGCTCTATGACTGTGGCCTGAACTGGTGTTTGTAGTTTGTGATTCTGTGTTCCTGGAAGTCTCAGCACTCGGGCAAGGTCTGCAGTAGTATCCACTTTCCATCCCCTTAGGGACGCGTTGTGTTTTACTGCGCTCTGTAGGCTACGTAATAGCTCGGTTGCCTCGTTGCGTTCTTCTGCTGATTCAAGCTCCCAAGGTTCTCGAAACAACCAGTAAGCATGTATCCCGTAACCGCTCCAAACCACCAGAGAAGGTTGAATGTCCGGCAATATTGCCATAGCCTCTGCTATATCAGCAGGTAGGTCATTGGATTTATGTGCCCCAGGGCTTTGTATGTCAATGTCAATCCATAGCCCCGGTATGGCCGCGATTTCCTCGTTTTTGGGCCGCTCATAGTCGGTGAGTATACGACCGGTAGCCCCAAGCCCGAAGTAAACATCACCAGGTAGTTGACTAGCCAGTTCGGACATCCCCACCAAGTCGCTAGCCGGGAATAGGTGTGTTTTGCGACCTGGTAACGTCCAAAGGTAAAGGTAGAATTTTTCGTCTAAATATTGATATAGGAGGGATAAAAAGCTGTGTATTTGGTTCAAATTATCCTTCCCCTCCCGTTACTAATCGTCAAGTTCGGTTAGTGCTAATTCCAGGTCTTCAATTTCCGGATAATATAATAGTTCCTGGATTTCCTGCGGTGAACCTGTTATGTAGATGGCCGATAACAGGTCGCGAGCCGCCCGAACTGCCGCCGCGTGTTTTTTAATTTTACTTAGGAATTTATCCCAATAATTATCCACTATGTTATCCTCCCGAAGCCGTTAAAAATACAATCAGCGTCGGTTGTGCTTCTGGCAGTACCCACATACGCGCCCTGCCTCTGCATCTGCTGTAGGAAATTAATCTGCTCCGGAGTAGGTTTACCTTTCTGAGATTTTACTTCTACAAATACAGCTTTACCGTCCTGGCCTACTCCAAACAAATCCGAAAATCCCACCGGCAGACCTGTCCTAAGTCGGCGCGGGTCTTTAATAGTTATGCTGCCGTCAGGGTTGTGTTGAATCTCTGAGCCTGTCCAGGCTTCGCCGACGTTGGCGCGGAATAATACGCCTAGACGGTTTTTACTGACGTGTTCACGGATGGCGTTTTGAATGTCGTGTTCTCTCATATCTGCACACCACCCAAGGAGTCTACAGACTCTTCTAGCTCCTGCATTGTTGCTGCAGTTGCAGTTCCACCAGAATTTTTAATCTGCTTGGCCACTTCTACAACCATTTTAATCTGAGCGTTAACCGCATCACCCAAAGGATCGAGATATAAGCAGTCACCTTCCTTTAGGTTAATTTCTGTTTCCTGATCAGGGTTTAAAATATAATCATCTTTACCTACGCTCAACTGGACTGGTTGGTTTAATTGGTTTATGATAAAAACTTTCATTCTGGCACCTCCATGCTGATAATTGTTGATTTCTTTTTATCGCATTTAACCTCATGCAGTTTATTATCAGGCGTTTCCCAAGGAGCGTAGGGAGGCATTCCCTCGCAGCTAATACAGGGGTTATCGTACATATCCGTCTTAGGGCAAGAATGATTTTTCTGACATTCTTGGCACTCGCAATTACCACAGTTTACGAAATCCACTAACATAACTTACCACCCCTAGAAACTAATTTTTCCATAAATAAAGCATGGAAATCATTGTCCAAATCATTGTAAATGGTCTTACTTACAGCTAACGCGAATAACCCGATATTTGTATCTATCTGCCTAAGTGTCTTGAGAAGAGCTTCTTCCTCCAAGGATACGCGCATTGATTTAACTGTTTTCTGTGTCATTTTTTACCTCACATACAAGTCTAAATTCATGTTCAAAGCCAGCTTCTAGCCAGGTGTCTTCAGTGGTCATAATTACAGGCTTGCATCCTGGTAATTTATTCTTACAGTCCACACAAAACAATAGTTTAGCTGATTCTTCAAAGGGCAGGTTTTTAGTTGTGCTGACTGTTTTTGTAGCCATCTATAGCCTCTCTGACATCTTGTCCAGTAGTGTCCCCACTACCTTAATTCGCTTAGCTTGTGCCTCCGCGTCGGTTTGTCCGATCTCCTCAATGTCTGCTAGAATATCGTTGAAGCACTTGGTTAACTGCTCAAAATGCAGTTTAAATTTTAAAATTCCCTCGCTAATCTGCTGGTCAGGTTTAGCTTCAAGCTCGGTAACCTTACCTCTCAGCTCAGCCAGTTCCCGTTCAACTTCCTCCGGAACATTTTCAACGGTTGCAACGGTGGCTTCGATGGGTTTTTCCAGAAGCTGTTTTTCAAGGTCTGCTATTTTTTCGAGTGATTTCAGTAGCTCATTATCAGTCTTTTCAAGAGACTCCTGTAAACTACCTACCAAGGCCTCATTTCCTGCGCTCTGCGCCTCAGTAAGCTGTTTTTTAGTTTCAGCTATAGCCTCAGCCAGTTTCTCAGCCTTCTCTTTGGATGATTTACGTTCCTCGGCGAGAGATTTTTGTAAATTTTCTACCAGTTCCTTTTTCTCTCGCAAAACCTGATCTGTAACTCTTGCATCAGATTCTAATTGCTGCTTGGCTTCAAATATTTTGCGGGCCTCTTCAGACTTGTTGGCGTACATAGTTTGAGCTGCTTCGAGCTGTTTTTCTAATTCCTCTTTCTCCTTGATGGCCTTCTTTAGCTCCCTAGTTGACATATTTTTAACGTCATTTTCCTCTGCAAACTGCTCCCGCTCATCAGCAGGCACGCCCAACAAAGCTATAGCCTTACTGTATGTCAAATTCGTAAACGTTTCCGAATTTACTTTATCTTTATATTCCTCATACAGCTTCATCAGCTTGTTTGCTGTGGACTGGGAATAATCTACATACACACTGAGCCAATTACCCCATAAGCCATGCGTCAACATAGCTTTTACCTCTGTTAGCCTGCGCCCGATCTCCACGCTTGCGTGCAGGATAATCGTTTGTGTCTGGCTTTTTAAGGCGCAGATTTCTGCAGCTACGGCCTCAGGCGTGCGGGTAATCGTTAGTTCGGTCGGCAGTTCTGCCGCTGTTTTCTCCGTTTTATCGCTCAATTCGTTGCCTCCTTTCTGTTTGGTTTCTTAAACATTGTATCTATAAAAATTTCCATAAACTCTTCGATTTCTTTGGTCGCTTCACAGTTTTTTAACCCGCGACACTGGATTAATTCACCCTTCTTTACCTGAGCTGAAAAATATGGCTTATCGGGTTCCTCTGTTTTGCGAATAAAATATAAATCACTATCCCCAGACGCATAATACTTCGCGTATCCTCCGATGCAGTGACTTAATGCGCTACCCTCATCTATAAGCTCCTTAGTCGACATTGCAGGTTTGATTAACAACCCATCTGATTCAAAGCTAAACATTGTCAACGCTTCAGCTCTCAGCTTTATTTTTCTATCAAGCAGCTCGTCAGCTTTATATTTAACTAACTTAATAGTGTTTTGGTGTGCTCTGTGCAAGTTGCGGGGAAATAATACGCTCTCCCTAGATAAATCCATTCCAAGCTTGTCACAGTCTGCTTGATAATCCCGCCATGTCCTGAAACAATCGTCGTAGCGTTTTATTTTGTTTTTTGCTATCTGTTTAGTAAAATAATTATGAAACTTCCTAATGTTACCGTATTGCTTATACCCTAAGTATTCCTCAATCAAATGCCCCCAAGTTGCGGTAACATTTTCAGCCTCAGTTACAGTAAAGTTTGAACCGTCAAGCTTACCTTGTTTCAATATTTTTAGGTCTAAAAAATCCATCGTGAGGTTATTTTTTTTAATATAACTAAGCTCTTGTTTCGATAATCCTAAGACCTGTAGTGGGGTCTTACCGCGCCAGTTAATTGATCTGTAAGTACGTTCGTAGTTAAGTTTGCTGTAGATTAAATGGCTAAAACCAAGCTTGGTCAAATACTCGATACACTGATACCGACTGCACAGGTCAAAAAACTCCACCATATCGTCAATCTCATATTTATCCCACGTACTGTATCGATACGGTGTTCCTGCTACCGCCTCTGCAATACTGTCGCGTGAGTATGTGGTGTAGATATTTAGGTTACGATCTCGTCTATACTGACATTTGGCCGCCTGTGCTTGATACCATGAACTTGATTCTATTGTCCTGGCCATGCTGTAGTATGTCTGCCGGTGAAATGCTACACCGGCAGTGCCAGGCTGAAAAACATATAAATCCATGTCAGTAAACTTCGTTTCTACCGTTCTGTAATCCCCAGTAAAGTCTCTGACAGCATATGTGCCGATGGCAACGATGACATCCGGATTAGTGGCAGACTTAAGGTAGTACGTGAAATATGCTTCGTCAATCAATCGCTTGCGTCCTCGCCAACTGGTTCTGACTGTGCAGCTAGCGAGGCAGTGTGGGCAAATAAATATCTGTTTATGTCTAAGTTTGTCAGTATTAAAAAACTGTCGGCAGTGCGTGCAATAACTAATACCGTCCCGCTCAACGAAAATATAATGTTTATCCTTAAAAACTACATCGTGAACGAATATTTTCATGTCCGGAGTCAACCAGTCCGGTATGTGCCTAAAGCACTCTTCTATGTTCATAGCCCGGATAATAGGTCGTCCAAGTTGACATCAAAAGTAGTGCTGGATTTAGCCTTTACGACACTGGCCACGGCCTGAGCCGGTACCGGCTGGTGATCTGCCACTGCTTCAATCCCGAAATACTGCAGTACAATCGCAAAGCCTTCCTGGTCGGTCAAAACAGCACAGTTGCCAACTTTCTTTTTCTCAGCCTCTTTACGCATTTCGGTAAGACTTCCGGAAATAGTTTTGCCTTCCGTCATTACCTGCTCCGCTGATACAGGACTATCCTCCAGGTACTGCAGCAACATACTACCTACCGCCTGAACATACGAGTTATTGGCGTTAGCCGTCATTTCGGTTTTTATTTTTTCGATAGCTTTATCAACCACTTAATTATTCCTCCTTAATATCTAATCACCCTGGCTTTACCTGAATGCCTGTGAACTACGTGCATTTCGTCAATCAGAAATTTTACCACCAACCAGTTAGCCGGATTTAACCGGCACCTCTGTAATATTCCCCACTGCCTCCGCGTTGGGTTCTTGCCGTTCTTCATACAACCGCCTTCCTTTCACTAAAATAACCACCAACCGCGTAATACTCGTTAATCAGTTCATCTACAACCATGCTATGCTGCAGCGTCAAATCACTACCAAGAGGCATCTGGTTAAGCTTGTCCTGTTCGCGTTTCAGCTCGGTAAGTATCTGCTCAATCGGCCTCATGTTTAGTTTTCCTCCTATACTTCCGTCCAAACAACCACTGCCAAAATCCACCCGTTTCTAAACGATAAATCCTGCACTGCATAGCTTTCAACCAGACGTTCGAAACCCGTACACTGTCTGAAACGCGGGCAATGTCTGTTTTGACGGTTTTAGTCAACACTGACAGCCTATTGCCCTGGTCAATCTGGATATTGCCTTGAATGTACAAGATTTCCTGTATCTCAGTTATGTCACGCCTGGCCTTGCGTAATTGGCCTTCAAGGCGTTGGATGCGTGTTTTACGTTTAGTCACTGTTAGCCCTCCCTTTGGTTTTGTCTGCTACCCCACTAAACTGACACTGACAGAATCAGCGTTAAACAGATAACATAAAGATTGTCTTTCAATATGAGTAAACAGGCTAAAACCGCGCCTACCCTCCAATGTTTCGATGTATAGGAGCTTTAAAATCACCTCTTAATTTTCTTGATTTCCTTCATCTTATCAATCCAGCGCAAATTATACCCCCGACTCAAAGCTATATTCTCCAAGTCTTTTACTGTTCGCGCCCGGCCAACTTCTTGCTTACGCCTAATCCGTTCGATCTCGTCAATCTCCACCAAGTTACCTTTCCTCAGTGTCGGGCCTTCCCTCTCTGCTACATATTCATAGCCACACTCAGGACATTTTGGTGCTGGCCTATGGGCCGCGTAACACTTCGGGCACTGCCTCAGGCTGATTTCCCTGGTCTGCTTATTTTTCGGCTTGCTCTCCAAAGTCCACTCCCGATCCTCATCCGGCAGTCCATGCCGGTAGCAGTTGCCGACATGGTCAATGATAACTGCTACCTTTTCCGGATTTTCATTGTCCGGCCTCATGGGCCTCATTGACTGCTGTATATGCAACGTCAGGCTTTGCGTCGGTCTGAGCAACAATACCGCCTCCATGGCCGGTACATCGAAGCCCTCCGAAATCAGGTCCACGTTACAGAGGACCTTGATTTCACCACGCCTAAAACTCTCAATTGCTGCAGCCCTGACACCCTTTTCCGTCTCACCGTCAATATGCTGGGCCTGGATGCCTGCATCCCTGAACATCTGCGCCGTGTGCTCTGAGTGGGCCACGCTTGCACAGTAGGCAATCGCCCGTTTTTCAGGACATAACCGGTTATATTGTTCGATCACATCGCCTATAATCTCTGACTTATCCATCCGTAAAGCTACTTCTGACCTGACATACTCCCCATATTTCACCCTGATCCCGTTTAAATCGGCCTTGACAGGTGGCGCGAAGTACTTAAACCGCGAGAGATTCCCCCAACTGATTAATTCCTTAACGCTCGGGCCAAGTAGTAAACTGTCGAATATATCACCCAACCCCTGTCCACCTATCCGGGCCGGGGTGGCAGTTAGTCCGATTACATACGCCTGAGGGAAAGCCTCCATTACCTTTATCCAAGTATTTGCTTTGCAGTGGTGGGCTTCATCGAATATAATCACCGACGGAGGCTGTATCCTGGATAACCTCCGGGCCACGGTGAATATACTCCCAATTTGTATAGGTTCGTCTATGTTAGGCATCCCAGGTGCTATGATGCCGTGATTAATTTTCAGTTTTACGAACGTGCTGCTGCTCTGCTCAATTAGCTCCTGACGGTGTACGGCAAACAGTACTGAGTTACCCTTGACAGCTGTTTGTTGTGCTAGCCAGGCCATGATGATAGTCTTGCCAGCACCACACGGAGCCACTACACACGGATGGCGGCGGCCTTGAAGGAATTCGTTTCTGACATCCTGGATTAATGTTTCTTGGTACGGTCTAAGCTGTAGCATGGTTCATGCTCCCATCAAAAGGGAATATCGTCCTCTGACCAATACTGTTGCTGTGTGGGTTGTCCCTGCCTTTGTTGTCCCTGTTGTTGCCCCTGTGGCGGCTGCTGATAGCCGTTGTTAGGTGGTCCCTGCTGATACCCGTTACCCTGCGGCGGTCCTTGCTGATACCCATTACCAGGAGGAGGCACGTATCCACCACCGCACTGAGGAGGTCCCTGATATCCGTTAGGCGGGCCTTGCTGCTGCCCCTGTCCGTTGCCCTGCTGCTGTTGCCCATCTTTGGGGTAATCCAGGAACTGCACGTTATTAGCTACCACTTCAACGGCCTTTCCCTTGGTTCCGTTCGACTCGTATACCCTGACCTGAATACTGCCGTTAACGGCCACTAGACGCCCCTTTTGCAGGTTTGTGTTTACAATCTCGGCCTGTTTATTGAACGTCAGTACATCGAAAAAATCAGTTTCTTTTTCTCCGTCCTTATTCTTCCTGTCGCGGTCTACGGACAAACCGAATTTACATACCGCGACACTGCTGGGTGTGTATCTTAGTTCCGGGTCTCTGGTTAATCTACCAATTAGCGTACATACGTTTAATGACAAATCATAACCTCCTAATACTGAATTGTTCGTTTCTGTAAATAATCCTGAGCCTCCACGATAAAAGCATCTATTTCCGGCCCGGTTACCTGATTAAACGGCTTCTTGTAACGTTCTTGGAAATAGTGTGCCATGCCGTTTGTATCCCAACCTGCCCGTTGCCACAGGCCCATTAGCTGCTGTATTTTCTGGTCTATAAGCATCTGCTGGGCTGTACGTTGTCCCTGCTGCCCACCCTGCCCGGTAAACTCTGCGTTATCCGTCCTCGGATCCGCCTCCGGGTCATCCCCGGTTTCAATATTCAGAGCTGTCAGCCAGGCGTATTTTATCGCCATGGTTTGAGCTTTGGCCACCGCCTTGTCGCCGGGGTCTGTGCCTGTCCCTAAGCTAGTCGCGATAACTGATTCTCCGGTGTCGGCATCAATAATTTGCATACTGCATTTAACGGTAACTAACTGCCATATGGCGCCGCTTTTTGTAGCAGTATCCTTTGCTTCAACTACCGAAAATTCCGGCACACTGCAGCAGTTATGTGCTGCCAAGGATTCGTTTACCTTGCCCAGGATGTGGGCAGCAGAAACATATTTGTATTTCTGTTGCTGATTCACGGCGTCTTTTTGGGCATATCCACAGTCCTTTGCGATTAAAACCAGTTTGGCGGCTATAGCTTTTAAATCTGACATCTGATACCTCCCTTGCTACCAATATTTATTCAGGTTTTTGTAATACTCAAATAACCCTTGTCTCCTTAAATCATGCGCCTTCTGAGCTACGGATATTTCTGTTCGGTCAAGCGCAAACTGAATTGATTTTGCACCATCGACCTCAAAATATTTGCATAGGTACTCTTTTTCTGATTCACTGTAAGGTTCACCATGCTTAGTGTGATATTCAGGATGGTATTGCATCCGGTTTTGTTTGTCATACACAACGGACTGGCAACCCACGTAACTCCACCACCTTGATGTAAGCAATTAGTTGTGGTAAACTAATGCCTGAGAGTTTATTCTTAAGCCGCCTTGCAGGGCGGTATTTTTGTTTGGTATTGCAGCGTTCCGTAGTCGGTTAATTTTCGGCAGGTATTTAGCCGACAGGCTTTCAACCTGCTGCTCACACTCCGGGCAAATACGGCTTATGGTAGGTCGTCCACAGATTTTACAGTTCAAAATTTTCACCTCCATAGTAACCAGTAATCGGTTTAATTTATCTCTGAACGGGAATTGTTTTGCCATAAAGACCATTAATTGTTATTACATCACCGTCTAAAAACAGGCTAACAAACTTATCATCCTGCCTATCCAAAATAGTAACAACTTCCTTACCGCCGATGATGTCGCCTAGCCGAACTGCTTCAATATTTACCTGCTTGGTTTTCAAATTTCTCACCTCCTTGCGCTCGGTTATGGTCACTGTAACCGGGATAATCTTGCAGTCACACCCAAGGCCTTTATAAGCATCCATGATGGTTATCGCATTCTGAGTAGATGCATACCTGTTAGCTATTTCAATGTCTCCGTATATAAACGATCCGGTATTTATATCTGGCTGGCATTCGTATTTACCAGACTTTGTGAACTTTATGACGAAACAATCCTGTTCTAGTAACGGCAAATTTTTCACCTCTTAGCTCGTTTGTGATTCTGGCTGAAATCCTTTACAGTTAAAAGTAGAGCATTTTTTACAGCTTTCAAAGTAAAAACATGCATGATTACCACAAACATAACTACCTATTTTGACAATAACTAGATAGTTAACACACCTAAGACAACAACTTCCTTTACCTGCCCATGCTCTTTTCATGCTCTCACCTCTTCCCCCTCAAAATACGATTTCATCCTGCCCAAAATTCGACAGGCTCTCCTGTACCGCAACACACCGACTACAGAAACGCCCGTCCATCTCCCGGGCCTGAAAATAATCTCCGCACTGGTCGCACTGCGCCATAGCCTGAATGTTCTTGTATGACTCGGATATCGCGAACATAGCAGCGGGTTTGTTGTCCTGCACTATTAGCAGATGCAGGGATTCTAAGCCTTGCAGTAAAATGTTGCGTTCGTTTACTGTCATGCTAGTCCCTCACAGCCGCAAGCATACCTGGATATAACCTGTAGTCATCACAGCTATAGCTACGGAAGTAGTACCCACCCATGCTTTCCCTATGTTCTACTCTGCCAAACTGCCAACCGTGGTCATGTCCTGGTTCGTTGATATACACCTCAATCGGACTGTTGCACGAAAACATATGATCGTCCGTATCTAGCCTGTACTTGCCGTCTTTGCCTAGTACCAGCTTGCCTTCAGTTCTCGGCTTTGTAAGGTACTTTACCCGGTCTGCTATGGTGTGAATATTATCAGCAAAATGACCACCGCAAATCACCATAAGCCTTCTCAGTTCCGAATGCTCCGCAGAGTCTTCGCTTACCTGGTTTAGTAGCGGGTAAAGCTTTTCTACTGCTCCCATTTTGGTCTTCACGGCTTCCAGGAGCACTGTTAGCTCCTGAGCGTTCTTGGTAACGGTTTGAGCAATATTTGTCATAGTTAAAACCCACCTTTCCTTTCAAATTTATTGAGCCTGTTCGGTAACTGCATAAGTTAACCAGTTTAACTTATCCCTCTTAACCCAAACAAAAGTTAACGCTTTACCGCCTATCCGCTTACTTATGCCGTATCTTTCACGGCCACTTTCGGAATGTTTTTCTACTATTCCCTGCTTATGCAGTTCTCTGAATATCATGGTCAGGTTTAACTTATTCTTGCCTGCCCAAATTTTCCACAAGTCTGAGCGTACTAACAGCCAGTCTTCGTGTACATGGGCTAGTTTTTCGCCTTGCTTGGTGTATTCTATTCTGAGCCATTCCAAGGCCTGAGAGGCTTGTCCTGTGGGAGTGTTGGCTAGTGCCTTGGTTTCTTTGCGTTCGGCTTTTGCTTCGGCCTCGGCTTGTTTCTGGACTGCTCTGGCTTCGGTTTGTAGGAGTTTTTGTTCCTGGGCGTCGGCATCGGCTTCGAGTAATTGAATGTCAAAACTGTAATCAACGCCTGTCTGATCCTGTAGTCGCCTTAGTGCATTAGCCCGCGATCTAAGCTGATTTGGCATTGAAAGTCCTTTTGTCAGTTTTATATTTTCGCGTAAAGCCTTGCCTAATTGATCTAGGTATGGCAGGGAGTTGCGCTTTACTGTTTTAAGAAATGCTTCTGCCAGAACATCTTTGGCTTTAAGTTTAAATTTAATAATCTTTGGTGCAATCTCCGGCTTTACCATTGATGATTTTATGCCTGTTAAGAAAAATGGGAGAAATTCAATGTCAAGCATGTTTGTTTCTTGCTCTCCGCTCTGAGTAGGTATTCGTATTTTACGAACCCCTATGGGAAGTATGTCATCGCGATTAATACGTTCCATTTGGCCATTGAAAGCCACACCCAAACCATCACAGATACTCCTAATCCCGACGTTTATTTTTCCATCGGTTGTCTTGCAGGCTATCATGTTTACATTTTCAAAATTTACCTGTTTTATGATTAAGTCATTTGCCATCCCATCCACCCCCTGCTTACCGTACCAATCTTAAGTACCGTGGCATTTTTCTTTTAACCCTGAAGCTCTTGCCAGTTTCGCTATCAACCATGAATTCTTTACCCTTCTGGTCGGTGTGTATTGCGTAGGTTTTTATCCCATTTTCAGTACACCATTCCTCCATTAAACCGGGTTGCCCTTGTGACTTTCGTAGGTCACTTACAGCACCGAATATATTTACAACAAAGAACCGTATGTCATTATTTTGATATTCCCAAAGGAAATTAATTACTGAATCAATATCACCTATAGGTTCATCTGGCAGGTTTTTTATATAATCCATGGTGTAAAAATAATCTTTCGTTTGGTATTTACTACCGTCATACTCCTTCGTAATAGGGAATATATTTACAAATTCCGAAGGCTTTAAAGTTCCCATCATTTGCTGAATAGTTTCTATGAACTGAAAATTACATCTTAAATATTTCACATTTCTGTCTGGAATTGAATTAATCGCTTTGACACCGTAAAATATCATTTTCTTAATACTGTCCGTACTTTCATAATCATCACTTGCCACAGTATTTAAGAAAGCCTTGACATACAAATCGTGTTTGCTTATGACTTACACCACCTTTCAAGGGATTTTCTCCCTCCATGTCGAAATGCTAGTTGTCCATACTACCGTTCCAGGAAGGGAGGTGAAACCGTGTCATATAAATTTGATATTTTCTGTCCGTTTAGAAATCATGAAATACCCAAAGACAATACACCTGACGATCTGCTGGTCCACTGTCATACCGAATGCGGCTTATACAACAAAGAAGATAGGCAGTGTTCAATTGTTACTATTGCTCAAGAGCTTGGCTCAATCAGGAACCACCTAAGTAATATAGAAACTACTCTTGAGGAACAAAATCAGTAAACTTGGCATCCTGTATCATGGTTTGTGCAATTTGCAGAATAAAACTAACCTGACTAATGGTAAGATTTTCTTTGGCAAGCTCTTGCATAATTTTTTCTGCGAGAGCTTTTTCTTTTGATCCTGTGTCTGCTAATCCTGTTTTTGTTCCTCTTCCTCTACCTGGTAACATAATTTTCACCACCTTTTTATTTAATCCAAACTGTAATATTTACCCAAGTTATTTAACTGTTTACAACAACGCTCTCGCCCTTCTGACTTTCCTCAATCTTCCGTTTCACAAAAGCGGTAAGCCTTTTGATAGCTATTTGAAAATTAACATCATCAGTGCAGTATTCACGGGTTATTCTGATCCCCGATTTCATTAGGCCACCTCCCAGTAAATTAAGCTAAAAACCTATTGATGCATCCCTAATCTCCCTTAGTCAAATCGCTAAGTTTAACTTCCAGCACGTGGGCTATCCTAAGTAATAGCGGTAAGCTAATTCTTACCCGGCCACTTAGGATGTTTGAAACGTGGGAAGTTGAAACTTCCAGCGATTCGGCAAACTGTTTTTGTGTTAATCTTTTTTCCCGTAAAATA